AGGAAGCTAACTATATATTAATGAAAACCTCATTACCATCATGAGCGAAGACGGCATGACAAAAATAAAACAAAACAAAGTAAAATTCAGTGCGACTGTTAGCGCACGTATAAAAAAGAAAGCAGTGGAATACGGAAATACCCCGGATTACGGCAGTTTATCAAACTTTGTGGAATCCGCGATGAACTATTATCTAGGGGCAATTGAAAAAGAAGACGACATGAGGATACAATCTTTAGAGGAAGATCTCAGGGCAGCAGAGGCAGAAATAGAAAGGATAAACGTGGAACGCGGCAATGCTTCGGTAGTGCTTCTTAAATTGTTGAAAACCCATCCAGAATTGATAGACGATGTGAACAAACTGATGAAAACGAGCACTGGAAATAAAAATTATACGAAGAAAGTATCATTTAAATGATCTTCCGACATTAACATATATAATCTTTTTTACTTGCCCTCATTACAAAACTTTATCGTTTAAACTTTTATTATATAATTGGGTTTTTTAATAAAAGGCGAGGTGATATATAATTGATTGTGATCTGTACATGCCCAGCATGTAAAGAATCGTTTGCTGTGTCCATCGTTGTCGAGTGTTTAGAAGATAAACTATTTGATTCCGAGGAGAGCGCAAGGCGATACATTCTGAATAACATAACCGTAAAAACGGAATTGCAGAATGAAACAGTATTATCTTAAAAAATAGGTGTTGCCCGCCAGGAAGAGACAATTAGGTCTTGGCAGATTAGTTAGGTCTTCCCAACGGACGAATTAAATATATTCTAATTACATATAAGTGTTTTTATAATTCTCTTTTATATTGTAGTGTCAGTGTATCTCTGTTTTTGTTTGGCTATCTGTTTTTTATGGAGGGGTATTGATTGCGAGGGCATCGTATATTTTAATCAGCAACCAACCTTTATATAATATCATTGCTACTTATATACCATGCCAGGCGAATATCATCAACTGGATAAAGACAAATGGACAGAATTACCAGATCGGCATATAAATAAATCTGGAAATGTTCATACGAGTAAAGAGTATGTTGAAAATTATGAAGTACGGGTTTTTGTAAGGAACATAAATTCCAGTAAACTATGAGGTATACTATATGATCGAAGACCATTGTAAAACAATGAAATACCAAATCGTAAGTCCAACTGGATCAAATGTTTGTATTATCGAGGCTGGATATGTTTCGAAAGAGAAAAGCGGCACAGCGATGTACAAAGACGAAGGGGGATATGAATGGATATTTACATTCCATCCGACGTGGGGAGTTATCCCGATAGATGCGATTGCGCAGGAATGAGGTGATTAACATGGATGAGGTCCCCATAAAAGATGAAATTGGAAACGACAAATTCAACATAAATAAATTTGAAACGAAAGATGGTTGTTTTCTGGCAGTTACAAGCACCGACTGCCACCTAACAGATGTTAATGTCTCTTTCGATGACACGGTTGAAACGCTATATAAAAAATTAACAGATTGGGATGAAAATTCAAGTTGCTTCCCGAGTGAATGTACGGTGTCGGCTGAAGAGTCTGATGATAAAATATATACCTTGACAAAAACAGAATCCGAAGAATGCGCATGGTTAGTTGTTTCAATCGGTGAAAATTATTGTGTATGTCGGTTTGCTGGTAGCATATGTGAATTATGGAAGCATATAGTTAAGATATCATAACAATTAATTACTTTTATTATTTTTCAAAGTACACGCGTGAAAGATTTGTGGAAGATGATATAGGATATAACAAAATCGGAGAAATGATTAAAATGAACTTTATTGAAGCTTTAGAAGCTATGAAAAAGGGGCAGAAAGTAAGAAGGTCGGCGATGGCACAAGGAGATTATATAACATTTCAACTGTCATTAGGGAGTGGAAAACCAATGCATAAAGAACCTCAATATTTCAAAGAAGGTTTGGATCATTGGTCATATCACAGATTTTCCATCCAAGAGTTGGAAGCTGATGATTGGGAAATAGTCCCTTATACACCAAAAGTAAACTCCGATGAAGTACTTCCAGAATTCAGAGCATGGGATGAAGTTCTTTCTGAATTTAAATCATGGTTTGAAAAAAGTATTCACAGTAGTCGTGGAACTCCAAGCGAGGGGAACACATATTTAATTCAATGCTTGGATAAATTGGATGAGTTGTCATCTAAACCAACTCAGGAAATAACTCCTGAAAGATGTACGATCATATTAATAAATGGTAATAAAGCAACCGTAAAAACGGAATCTGGCGGATATATGATTATAAACCTACCGAGTGTGGAACTATGAAAAAAATATACATAGCTATAATAGCAATCGTACTTGTATTCCTAGCACTTGGCTGCTCAGGAAGCAACAACACATCAGACAACAGTAAATCTGATAATTCGCAGCCTGCAACTACAGAACAAGCAACACAACCTACTCCGGTAAAAGCTGAACCTGTAGTAATTGCAACATGGGAAGGCGAATCAATAAAAAATACAGAAACGTTCCATGTGCCAACCGATGAATGGAAACTGTCATGGGATACAAAACCAGGCAAGCTTGGAGATATGAATTTTATAATTACCGTATATAAAGCAGGCGAAACTAAAATACCAGTGAGTGTAGCTGCAAATGTCATAGGCGCGAATAATGAGAGTACTGTGATTAGAGGCGCAGGAGATTATTATTTGGCGATTAACACGGGGCAGCCTTATAAGATCACGGTTGAAACTGTTTAATCTTTAATTACTTTTCTTTTTTTTGTCTTTTTTATTTGTATCTGGATGGAAGTATACAAAACTATATATTTTAAAACGTGAATAATTCACTATAAATATTCGAATTTTATTCGAATGAGTGTATATTCATGGCTATTAACAATATCGTCAAACATGAGCTGGATTTGAGAGCGGTAAAGCTCAGGGAACAAGGAAACACATTTGAAAAGATCGCTGAAATATTAACTGAAGAATCGAATAATACAATAACGTATTCGAGTGTTTATCGTTTTTTTGAATCATATGAAAAAACAAAAGCGGTTATCATCGAAAGACAAGAACCTCTGAAAGTTAAGGCAATTGAAGTAGAAATATCCACTATCGAAGATCGGTTGGATATTATAAAAGGACTCAAGAAGTTAGCGGAATCTGCGTTAGAAGATCGAGATAGAGTCGCAGCTTACAGGGTGGCGACAGAGGCCATTGACAGTCTTGATAAGAGAATAGGAAAACTTACGAATAACCCCGGAGTCACAATTAATAACATCAACGCAATGAACCTATCTGAAGTCCCAACCGAACTGCTTCTAAGGTGGCGAGATGAAGCAAAGTGCTTGCGTGGCTGATACCCAATTTGATTTTATTGAGTGGGAATTAAACAGGAGAGCTGCTGAAGATAAACTATGCGAGGCAGCAACTACTAACATTCTTGATTATACCCGTGCAACGATGGAAGACTTTAGGGAAAGTTGGCACCATCGAAAAGTCGCATCGTTGCTTGATGAATTTGTAAATAAAGAGATCAAACGTCTAATTATTGATTTACCACCACGCCACACTAAATCTGAATTAGTATCAAGAAGACTCCCATCTTATATTTTAGGTAGATTTCCCGACGCGAAAATCATTTCTTGTTCTTATGGCGCTGATCTGGCCTCAATGATGAACCGAGACGTTCAAAAAATTATGGAAGAGCCTCGGTATCATAAAATATTTCCTAACACCCGATTAAACACTTCTAATATTCGAACTGTATCAGGCACATATTTAAGAAATTCTGACATTTTTGAAGTTGTCGGGCATAAGGGGGTCTATAAATGTGCAGGTGTCGGGGGGGCGATTACTGGCTATGGGCTCGATTACGGAATAATTGACGACCCGATAAAAAACAGAGAAGAAGCTGAAAGTCCTGTATACCGCGAGAAGATATGGAACTGGTATCAAAGTACGTTTCGATCCAGAAAACAGAAGAACGCAGCTATTCTCATTACTATGACTCGCTGGCATGAGGATGATCTGGCAGGTAGGTTATTAGAACTCGCTGAAAAAAACCCTAAAGCTGACCAGTGGGAAGTATTCTCGTTGCCTGCGTTAACGGATGATGAACCAATTGCTCCGTATGATGAACGTACTGGGCCCGGACAGGCATTATGGCAAGATGAATTTTCAGTTGATGATTTGCTAAGCACGAAAGCGTCACTGACCGTTTATGAATGGTTATCCCTCTACCAACAGCGCCCAAGCGCAGCATCAGGAAACCTCGTTAAAAAAGAACAGTTTAAATATTGTCGTATCGTCGGTGATCTCCTCGATATGGGGGATAAACAATATACATTATCCCACTGTGTGATATTTCAAACATGTGATCCAGCCGCATCGACTAAGACATCAGCCGACTTCTTCACATTGGGGACGTGGGCATTAACCCCCAATAATGAACTTGCTTTAATTGATTTGATCCACACAAGACTAGAACAGCCCCGGCAAGTAGAACTTTTCGAACAGCAATATATTAAGTGGACTCCGAAAACTCAATATGTTGGAACTCGTGGGTTAGGTATCGGACTATTTCAAACTCTACAAGACAACGGACTGCCAGTCGGCGAAATTCAGGAAGATATTGATAAGGTATCTCGTTTTATACCGGCTGCTACCCGAATAGCAACAGGAACTGTGTACTTTTTAGATATACTCAATGGATTGCATGACTTCGAAGCTGAGTTATTAGGCTTTCCGAACGGGGCTCATGACGACATGGTAGACATTGTTAGCATGGCATCCGAGGTTGTTATCAAGCTTAGATCTAAAAAGAAAAAGGCATTTGACGTGTCTAGAATGTTTCCGTCGAGAAATAGGTAATGAAAAAAGAATAAATCAAAATTAGAAAATCGACGTTAAAGCACTTTGGAGATCTCACCTTCCAAAGAGCCGAAATCGAAAAATCAAGAGAACCTAACTGATAATTAGGCATCCAGAATATTTAATACTTCTCTTAACTAACGCTGCATACCATAACCAATTTTCAACAATTGGGTAGTAATTAATATATCATTTAGAGTATTAATATATAGCGGTTACATATAATAGGTAATTATTTTTAATTAATACAATACAAATATTTATATTAAATCATCTAATATATATTAACCATGACATCTCTTAATGCTGCCTTAGATTCCACAAAAAGCTTTTCAATTGCGGCAGCTATCGAACCCCTTTCCTCTTCGGATACGTCCCCGAAAGTTGGCCCATACTTAAATTTTGACACTTCTAATCCTGCAACATACAGAGAGCAACTGGCAGCCTGTAACACCTACGTTTCAACTTCCATAAACAAGTATGCTAGGACACTCACAAAAGGAATGCGATTTGAAGGGTCTACTAAAGCAAAAAAAGCTGTAGAAAGTGCAGCTAAGAAAAACAATCTAAAAGGACAGATTCAGACATCTGCTCGATATTCCGTGGTTCACGGGCACTACATAGCAACTACCATCGGAAAAGGTGATACTTTTCAAGCAGTCCCTCTTTTGATGGCAGCCACTACTATTCTACCTGAAGACATTGAACCCGGATCTACTCCTCAGTATATATTAGAACCACCAATTGGTAAATTTTGCGTGAATGAGGGGAATAAAAGCGCCAACGTGAAAGAAGTTTTGCTTGAGCCAGAGGATGTTATTTACTGCGCGCTCAATCCATATGACTCCATTCAGGACGACATCCTACAACGAAAAACCAGAGGGTTATATGGGCAATCTCCTTTAGATCCTCTAAAACCGGCAATTCGTGCTTTATTAGATGTTAACGAAGGTCAGCGGATATTTTACAAGAAATACGGAAATGGGAGATATCTTTATAATATCCGTGCCCTCGAAAAAGCTGTAACCGATGGAGATATGGACCCAACCGACGCACAGGCGGCATTAGACGTTTGGATGGAGAAAAATAAAAATCTATCTGCAAATGAAGATCTGGTATGTTACGGGCTTGATGTGTCATCAATCGATGCAAACGGAACGCTTGATGTCATGGCCTTTAAGAGTGCCCTTGAAACTGAAATTGCGATTGGTCTGTATCAATCGCCTCTTACTATGGGGTCCTCTTTCCAGACGACTTATGCAAGTTCTTATATGGTCGAAGAAGATCGAATGGTATTTCTTGAGGGTGAACAGTCAATATTAGAATCAACAGGAAATCAGATTGTTAACAAACTGCTTCTTTCAATGGGCTACAGAGAAGACTCAGTAACCGTAAAATTCGATGAACTAAGCAAACCTAAATTCACATCTCAGGAAATACTCGAATGGAGAAATACAGGACTCCTCGACGATGACCAGGCTTTGTTATGGGGAGGATTCCCAACAAAGGACGTGGCAGATAATGCTCCTTGATTCTCCTGATGTGTTTAAAATTGAATCTCGTTTTATTTCTCTTTTTGATCGGACATTCAAAAACGGTATATCCGGGCAATCTGGATCACAACTTAAAACATCCGTGAAAAAACAATTTTCCTCAAAAACATTTGAAATCCAGATTGATGACATCCTAAATGATCTCTGTCTATACACCGTCGATTATACAGATTCCGAACTAAACGGCTCCGCCTCGGCAGCTATACGCTCACAAAAACACGGGTTTCATATATTTGCATCTACCGAAGTACTACCACTCACTGAAGAGGCTGTAAGGCAGTCAACTGAATTAAGCGAACTTATTTCAGAATCTATCATCAGGACTCTCAAGAATGAAGGCATTTATCAGGAAGCTCCTGCAACATTAGCAAAACGTATGGTTGATTTGTGGGGAGGGGAGAAATACAGAGCTGAACGGTTTGCTCGAACATTCAGTGCTGACGTTGCGACATCGACGGCGCTAAATCGGTACAAAACAAACGGAATTGAAGAAGTGCAGTTTTATGCTACAATTGATAGTCGCACTTCTCCACAATGTAGGGCACTTCAAGGAACCATATTTAAGACTGATTCGAAAGAAGCAAGCCTGTATAAACCCCCGCTGCATCACATGTGCCGCAGTGTCCAGTTACCTATCACATTAACTATGAAAGTTGATGATTCTCTGAGATATGAAAATCGAAACTTTGAAAAACAAATCGGGCAAGATTTTAAACCGCTGAAAGACGAGGTTGACTCAAAAGTCATCAAAACCGTATTTAAGGACATTGGCAAATTTAAGGAAAAATATGCAATTGATAAATTTATTTTGCAGGAAGATATTGAAAAACGCCTGCTGAAATT